TAAATACTCAATCTTATCTGCATCTTCAAACATTCCAGCATTTGTCATTCTGTAATTTCCTCGTATATTATTTGATCTGTACTCGGTGTTAATTTAGTTATCTCATTAACTTTAGTTGTTGATACAATTTCAATATGAGTATCTCTTAACTCTTCCTTACAAGCATCTTTAGCTATGTTTAACGTCTCCATTAAAGCTGGATAATTACTTTCATAAACTCCGTAGATATAAAGATCATTAATAGCAGCTGTTACTCTTGCTAAACCTTTATGTCTTTTTTCTAGTCTTAAAAGTTTTCCTTCATTACTCATCTTTTAAAACCTCCTTCAATTTATATTTTACATTCTCAATTTTAATTTCAGATATTTCAGCATCTGATGTAATAGGTTCTTTTCCTTCAATAGCTTTATTCTCATCTGGATATTCTTCCTTGATTATAAAATCAGCTTGTCCTTGTGTGGTTTTAATTATTTTTGACATGACTAAATCCTATGTATTGCGGTATCATGTTAGGATCAGCTAAGACATCCATTGATACATCAAATTTTTCTGCTAATTGCTTAAGTCTTATTGCGCTAACTCCATTAGATCCTTCTTCATATTTTCCAATTTGTTGAAAAGATACTTTTAATACAGCAGCAACTTTTGATTGATTTAAGTTTCTTGATTTTCTTAAATATTTTATATTTCTTCCGATTGCGGCATTGAAGGCAAGTTCTTCAACTGTTCGATGTCTGTTTGGCATTTTATCTCCTTTATTGTTAAGTTAAAATATTTCTCTATCTGTTCCTTCCATCCAGTCATGTCGTGTACTGTTGAACGATCTGCTGTTTCAAAGAATGCAAGAGGTGGCATTTGTCGATAAACATTTTCAACTCCGATATAAAAAGCTGGTAGGTTATGTTCAAATTTTAAGTACCAATTAGATTTATTGATACGATGTACTGGCATATCTGAACTAAAAGCTTGATAGCCTACATAATTTTCAAAATTAATATCTCCTGGTTTTCTAGTCATCTTTTATATTTTTTAATTTTTCTTGAAGATTTGATTTACAGATAAACTCTGCAAGTTTTGTATTCAGTCTTAAAGATACAAGAGGCAGTAAGTTCATAACCTCTCCAAACATAGCTACTAATTCTAAATCTCTTTCTGCTATATGGTAAAGCTCCCAGTCATCTTGATTTAATCTCCAGTTTAAAAATATCTCTACTGTTTGTTTTTCTTTTTCCATTTCAATAGCTAACTTAGCGGTGTCAGACATTTGATTTGCTGGTGTGTTTGGAAATTTAATTACTGTCATTTTTTTTCTTTGTTTAATTGATCGTGCATTCTTGTATTTGCGTCAGTACCTTCTTTTTGCATTGACTTTGCTTGAAGTAGATAGTTTTCAGCATCATCGTAATTATCATCTTTGAAACTGTGAATGGTCCTAACTAGCTTTGCTGCTACATACATATTAGCAACTAAAAATCCTGGTAGATCTGTTTCCAAGCCGAGTAGAGCTGACCATGCTTTGCCTATACTTTTCATATTGGCATCGAATGAGCCATACTCTAACTCTTTAACTTGACGGATCTGTTTAAGCTTTTCGTTTTGCATTTTCAATTTGTTGTTTTTTAAAACCTACAAAAGCCTGATCAATAAAAAATGAAGCTGTCTTAGCCATTGACTGAGGCATTTCAAATTTCTTATCAGACATTTCACGAAGCTTTTTGTACGTCTCCATATTCAAAGCTATGCTTTTAAATTTATCCGTGTCCATTTTTTACGTCTCCAAACTTGCTGGATCAAAAGCAGTACCAACACTATTTTCTTCAAGTGGTTCTACTCTGTGCATCCAATAGTAAGGTGCGCCTTTAGGTAATTTACCAGTTCCTGAAGCCTCAGATTTATAGCCACCAATTCTCCATTTTTGACCATCAGGTAAAGTTATTGTTCCTTTGATGTCGTAACTCTTAGGATTTTCTTTATTTTCATTTGGAAATATAACTCCAAGTGATTTTCGTTCTGGTTTTTGTTCTGGATTATCCATTTTTAACTATTCCTTTAGTTTCAAGTTGAGTTTTGATCTTGTTAAATGACATTAAAAAATTTGCATAATACTTAGGACTTAAATCCTTAAGTTCTTGCATATTCTTTTTGTTATCACTTATCCAAGATGTGTATGAGCCAACATGGGAAACCTTACCAAGTTCGACTAATGCTGAAGTTAAACTTTTCTCATTTTCAACAATTTTGTTTTGAACATTGATCGCCTGGTCAACTTCTTCAGCTGATGCAATATTATCATTTGTGATTGCTAGGAATGCTGCGCATCTTCCTATCGCACTGCTTTCGCAATTCTCTAAGGCTGATGTATTATTTATTCTTGAAGCAGCTCTAAATTCTTCTGCTAATCCTGATGATACGTGTTTACCTTCTATGTAAGCGTCTGCTTGAACGACAACTCTTTTTTCGTCATGGTGCAGCAATGTAGTTTTAATATCAAGATCTTTACCTAAATTTCTTCGAAGTATTGCTATTCTTGGTGCAACCGTAGCATAATCTTTTCCATGAATTGATATTGTTGTGCTTTTTATATTTTTCTTAAAATCATTAATAGACTTTATTAACTTATCCTCTGACATTTTGTTCTCCATATTTTTTATTGGTTGATTGCTTATTATTTTATCAATTTCGTTAGATAGTTTTTTAACAGCCAAAACATTTAAAAGACTGTTCTCTCTCCATTGTTTTCTTTCAAGCTGTATTGATTTCTCTGATGACATTTTATATTGAACTCCATAATTTTTTTGCTCGAGATAAATATTCTTGACCAATGTTCCAGTAGAAACTTTCAAAATCTGGATCTACATCTTTTAGTATTTCTGTTAAAATCATGTCTGGCTCATCTAAATCTATATGTCTTGAAAGCAGCCTTTCAATTCGCATACAATCTTTAACTAAAAGTTCGTAATAATTATGTAAATTTTGTGGTTCAAGATCAGCGCAATTTTCTTTGGTAAAAACTTTAAAACCGTCTGCTGTTACATAGACTAATTTTGGATTGCATGGTTGCTTAACCTCTGCATAAAAACCTAATTGTTTAAGATGGTTCTTACTTGGGAAGGATGGCAAACGAGCCGAAGCAAATGATCTCGTACCATCCTTCTTAATCTTACCTGGCGATTGCCAAGTGGTTTTCAATTCAAGGACTGAAAGAACGGAACTAATATCCGCAGATGAAGATTGCTCTTTACCTTTAAAATCCTTGAAATGAAGATCTGTTCTTCCTACTATCGGAAGTGAAAGTCTTTCCTCAACATGATTGATACTATCTTCTGCAACAACATCTGTTCCTTTGTCTGCACCAAGTTGATCAAATACTATAAAAGCTTGTTGTATTGTTTGAGGTATTGTTTCTAAATATTTCTCTTTTTTATCTCTGTCTTTGTCATTGACTGGAACATATTCTTTAAATTTCTCCATTGCTTTTTCAATAGCTTCTTCTGGTGATAATTTAATATGTTTGTGAGGTGCTAGTTTTTTTTGATTAGGATTAAAAGACCAAACCGTATCTGAATAACGATATTGAACTGCATCACCGACAGCTATTCCAGCCGCCATATTTGCATTACCGTCAAATTCTCTTCTCATTGCTTGAGTGCAAAATAATCTTGAGTAAACGTAAAAACCTAGAGGTAATCCTGATGCTGATGGTGAATGATGGTTTATTTTAAGGAGCTCATTAAGTTTTGTAAAACTATCTAATCTTAAATCCTCTAAAGGATCAGAAACTTTATTTTTTATAATCATAGAAACTATTTATTCCTATGAAATAACTTATTATATACGAGGTTCTCTTAGTTCTATAAAGTTATGAACTTTTCTTAAATTGTTTAACTTCCTGATGTTCCTGAGTTTCCGTTGCGAAGTTTATTACTTTGCTATCAATGTAATCAATAATCCATTCTCTTCTGTAAAATATAATGTTTACGTCTTTAAAAAACATAGGACCTCTTTGTGATCCAGTATCTAAAGTTATTTGTCTCATATTTGATAAGGTTTCTAATGGCACACCAAATTCACGTTCTACCTTAATAGGTGTCAGCATCTCCATTCTTTGATGCGGTAATAACTTTTTTTTATCTAATACCATTTCTTTTAAAATTCATTAATCCTCTTTTACATCTAAGAATATTATATCTAGTGTATTCAATAATTAATTTCTCTGATGGTCTAAGGTTCTTTATTTTTTTGTCTGGTTCAATTAAACTCATTGGATCTGCATAAATAAAAAATCCTCCATCAACAGCATCTTTAATAATTTTATCAAAAGACCTGGAACTTATTTTTATCATTTTAAGAGCCTGACTTTTATAAAATACTTCACCTTTTGCTGAACGCATTATAATTAAATTTAAAACTTTCCACTTGTTTAAATCTTTAGAAAAATAACCTAACTGTGAACACTCTTCGGATTGTTTAAGATTAATTAGTTGATCTCTTGCAAATACTTGAAGCATTTTTCGACCTATGGTTGGAGTTATATCAATATCAATTTCACTCCACATCTTTTTTGTTTTTGATATTAAGTTTTGATTTCTTGCTTCCTGATTTAATTTCATGATTGTCTTTCATAGACAGAACTATCAGAAAGATTCGGAAAATATATACGTAAGTTCTGCACGTATGATTTTTTTTTGTCAAGCTCTATCCATCCTATAAGTTGTATAAACTGTTAGTTGTATAAATAACATTTGACTATCTATCTGAGTGTATTAATGGCTTAACTCAACACTTTTTGGCTATGGTAAAGCAAGTATATTTTAAAGATGTTAAATTTTCTGGCTATTCAAATTGGCACAGACAACAACATAATTTAATTGCGATGTCAGATTGCGATAAAGTTTCTATTTGTAACTCTTGCCTAACTCCGTTGTTTCTTGCTGAGACAGTATTTAATAATAATCAAGGATGGAACAAACCTCACAAGGTAACTAAAAAATTAGCAGATATGTCTGGCATACCAGCTTTTATTATTTGGTATAAATTAGAAGAAGATGTTTTAAAGTTTGTTGATGTCAAAAAGATTTCTCCTAATTATCCTGGTGGCTACTCATCCGATCCTAAACGATTAGATCCTGATCAATGGCTTGAGTATTTAGAATACAAACAAGTTGAACATTATCCTTCTTGCACAAACCAAGAATTATTTATTAAAAAATTAAAAGAAGATCCAATAGCAATTACAAGGAAGGCTTATGCGTCAATTCTATATTAGTGATCCATCAATATTTGACCTGGATATGTCAGCGTTTGATTTTAGATTATATTCTTATCTATGTAAAAACTATGATCTTAAAAGATTAACTCCGTTTGTTAGAATGGTTGATTGCGCTGATAACTTCGAAGTTCCAATGGACAAGATAAGAGACAGCTTACAAAGATTGTCTTTAATGAATATTGATTACAAACCGTTGATCACACATAAAAACTTTACTTACTTTGATATGCCTAGATACAAACATTTTCTGGAGAACATAAGATTTAAAAAGGATTTCTCAAACAAAGGTTTTAATAAAGTTAAACAGAATATTTACACTTATAGGAATGGAGAGTATGACAGCTGAGACACAACTTAAAGCTTCCGTATATGCTCTTAGCAACATCATTAGTCTAATTGATGAGGCAGCTAGGACTGAAAGGTTCTTGAGTGGTCCTAAGCCTCCTAGAGCTAGTAATATGTATGATTTGCTTGAGGCTACTTATATGCAAGGCGACTGGGCTTACTATGAAAAGAAATTACTTAAACTAAGAGCAACACCGAGACAAGTTACACGTTGGGAGTTTGCGATAGATTGTTTGACTGCTATTGAACATGACATATCAGAAGATCCTATTCTTGATAGACAGATAGTTTGGATGAAAGCTAACAGATATAAATGGACACAAGTTGGCAAACAATTTGGATTTACACGTCATCAAATCAAAGCTAGATATACAAATGTCCTAAGTAGGTTGTGCGATAAAATTAAGAATAATAATAAAAAGTATTGCAATCTTAACAGAATTTTATATCTATTGGGTTAATCTCCAAATCTTTTTATAAAAATAATAAACATACTAAACAAAGTTATAATCCTAGTATTGATTATCTATCTTTGACCAGTATAATAATAACTACGTAGCTAGTAAAACCGTTCCAGTACGGATTTAAGTATATATAAATTAATATCTTTACATTCCAAAACCGATTATGGCAGCGAGACATAAATATAGATTGCAATGTCAAACTATAAATAAACAGAATAAACTACCTTGCAAAGCATCAGGTATTAAGATGAATAACGGAAGCATCCGTTGTCGTATGCATGGTGGTTGGAGCAACGGACAAATAACAATAGAAGGCAAGATCAAAGCTTATAAGAATTTACCACAATTTAAAAAACTGAATGACGAAGAAATTAGAACTTACATTACAAGTAAGTGATGACATAGAGCGAATGCTTATGAATGGAACACCTTTAACTTCCATTTGCCAAACCAAAGGTTGTCCAAGCTTATCTAAAGTTTATGACTGGATCAGAACTGATAAGGACTTTGCGGCTAAGATAATGACTGCTCGTAAGATAGCAGCTCAGACATACTTAGATAAGATGATAACTGAACTCGATAACGCAGATGCGAAAAACATTGCCGTGACGCGTGAGCGGCTAATCCATTATCGTTGGATGGCTTCGAAGCTTGTAGCAATCTACGGAGACAAGCAACAGATCGAGGTAGATCAGAAGATTGACATTACTTGGCATAATCCAGACGATGATAAGAGTTACGAGAATGAGATTAAGACAGTGTCAGATGTCGGTATTGTATAAGCAAACACAGACTTCGCACACGACATGAGGTTCGATTGTTTAGAACTATTATAAAGAACAGAGAAACATAGGACAACAGCACACGTACCAGCACATTTATTTAATTAAGTGTTTGTTTCTGCAGATAGAGCAACGGTTAACACAAATACGTTTATTCCTGGACAGCCTTTTTAGCGTTTTTATTTAATGGTCATACCCCAGAATTCGTGCGCCGACACTATTACATTATTCATCGGTAATTGAAACAAACAGACAGACAGATAGCCATGAGCAAATATATTAAAGACAAATACAAGAATGTGACCGCCATCAGCTTTACCGCATACCGTAATGAATTGATTATAACATTTTCAGGATTTGAAGAAGAAGAGGATTTGCAAGAATTTAATGAGTTTGTATTCAGGTCTATTAGTATGCCTTTAAGCATTGGCAAAGATG